TCGGTGCTGCGGGCGTCCGTCTCGCCGCAGGTGCGGCAGACCAACTCCCGTGCCAGCAGGGGCGGAATGGCGGTGAAGGTGTCCATGAGCCAGCGGTCCAGCGGACTGTCCTCCGGGCGCTGGGCCAACAGACGGCGGAAGGTTTTGGATCAAAACTGGAAGCCTATGAAATGTACCCACTTCACCTTATGTGAGCGGGGCAAAGTACGGCCCATAGATGCACCCCATATTACAGATCGACAAATCCACAAAGCCCTTTGTAATGAAGTTCTGACCCCTTTATATGGCCCCTGTATGATTCACGACAACGGAGCAAGCCAAAAGGGGAAGGGCCTTCACTGGCACTTCCGCCGCCTGAAGGAACAGCTTCATTGGCATTACCGGAGGTATGGCCGGGAAGGTGCGGTTTTGCTGTTGGATTTGAAAGGCTTTTTCCCGAATGCGCCCCATGCGCTTCTGTACCAACGGCACCAAGAACTAATTCTAAACCCCAATCTTCGGGCCTTGGCTGATACCGTAATACAGAATTCCCCATGCCCGACACCGGGCCGGGGATTGCCCTTGGGAGTGGAACCATCACAGCAAGAAATGGTTGCCTTACCCAGCGCAATAGATAATTGGATTAAATGTCAAGCCGGGGTTCACTGTTTCGGCCACTACATGGACGATTATTATTTAATCTTTCCTGATGTGGAAGCCCTGAAGAAACTTGGGCATGAGGTTGTTCGGCGGTTTGAAGCTCTCGGAATTCGAGTGAACAAACGGAAGTGTAAGATCATACCCC